TCTTGCTCTATTTAATTTATCTTCTAAACGTACTAAAAAAGATGTTAAACCATATTTTAAATATGTATCATGAACGCTATCTCCATAATCATGATTTTTAGTTACGTATAATTCATGCATTGTATTTAATAATTCTTGATGTCTTTGTATTTTATCCATATTAAACACCTGTACTTCCGAATCCGCCCTCTCCGCGTTCTGTCTCATCTAAAGATTCAACTTCTTCAAACATCATTGAGATATATGGCATTAATACCATTTGAGCGATTCTTTCATTTGGCTCAATTATTTTTTCTTCATCAGTATCATTATGAACTGCTACAATATATTCTCCGCGGTAATCGCTATCACATACGCCAACGCAATTTGCAGGTCTTAAACCTTGCTTTGTTGCAAGACCGCTTCTAGCAAATATTGCCGCAAAAGTGTTATCAGGTAATGCAAAAGCTAATCCTGTTCCTATTTTTACTGTTGAATGTGCGGGAATTGTTACAGAATCACTGATTGCTGCGTAAAGATCGTAACCAGCTGCTGCCACACTCCCTCTAGTTGGCTCTTGTGCATATTCATTTAATTTAGTATATTTAATTTGAATATTGTTTTTCATAAAATTTTACTCCTTATTATCTATATATTTTCAATGTAGTGGGATTCCCGTTTTAGGATGTTTCCCACAAGACTTTCTTTCTCCTCTTATTTGTGCTGCAATATGACTTTTTAAAGTCGTTTTTCCATTATTACATCACTTAGAAGCTTCTGTGACTGTAACAAAAACTTCTCCTGTTTCAATACATTGTACAGCTCTTTTGTTTGCAGCATCGGCTCCAGTTCTATGAGTTCTATACATTGAATTATTTTTACCCGTTCTATTAAGTGTTTTACAAAGGTAGGTCATTAAAGCACTTTGTTGTTGATGTCTTTTTTTTGAAGCTTTAGCTCAATTTTCTTTAGCCTTTACACTCATTTTCTTTCTCGCACCTTCTGAAACGCCATTACCGCCAGGGGTTTTATTGTATCCATTTAAAATAATTAATTCAATAACGTTCTCGAGCATCTGCCTCTATAGAAGTTAAATTATTTTCTAAGATAGTATGTTCAAAATTATTTTAACCATATCGCAAAATGTCTTGATATATATATTGATTTTGATATCCATGACCATCTTTCCCTCATCTCTTTTCTGGAGGTAAATTTGTTTGACCTACATATCGTTTACCATTAATTTTGTTGGTATGTAGATAAATACTGTAAGTTGATTTCATTAGAAAGCACTCTCTGTTTTATAAGATACCTCTGTTTGTTGATCTGGTTCTTTTTCTGATGTGAAACTTTTAACAAGAGTAACCTTCCACCAAAAATCAATTACTTCGCCTTTTTGTTTTCTTTCTTTATATTCAACTGTATGTTTAGTTAACACGTACCCAGACTCTTTCTTTGCAGCTTCAATAAAATTAGTTGCTTCGTCTTCGCTACTAAATCTATAAACTTCAGTTGTAGTTATAAGATATTTCATGTTTACCTCCTATCCATTAATTATATTAATATTTAATTTATGTTCATTATATTGAGACATTTCTGTTTCTTTAATTTTATTAATAATACCATTTAAGTATTTTTTAGAACCTATTAATTCTATATCAGTTACTTCATGTTGAATAGCTGTATTAACTAAAATGTTTTGAATATCATTTAAAGGCACAGATAAAACGTCTATTTTATTTCCATCTTCATAAACAAAAACATTTTGGTTTACTACAAATGGTTTAATAACACTAACAATTTTTTTCATTATTAAAATCCTCCTACCTCTATTATTGCATTATCATATGGGAAGAAGTAATATACATAGGCTTCATCATCTATTACCATCCATATTTCAATAGCATCTTTAGTTTTTGTTAAATCAATTCCGCGGATTTCCCCCCTATTAGTTAAACATTCGTCAACTAGTATTTGAGCAATCTCTTTTGCATCATCATCATTAGATACATTAACCCAACGGAACACTGTATAATCTTTTCTTTCATTGCATAATAACATATAATAATAGTTATTACATTTTTTAATAAAATCAGTGATAATTTGTTTTTTACTATTTAAAACTCCTTCACTTAATTTTATTTCATTTTGTTTTACTATGTTTTTATTTATATCGTAAAGAGTTCCAAACTCTATTTCTTTTTTTTCATTATTCTCTTGTTCCATTATCGTCTGAATCCTCCTTTTGTATATAATCAATATCAATAACATTATATATTAAATCTTCTAAATATTTTCTTTCATCTTCGCATAATGTTATATTATTTTTATTATTTTCATAGTATTGATATGGGCGGTCATTAAATTTATATCCCATAGCAATTCAATCTAATATATTCTCTAAAACATCAAGAACTTCTTCCTTATTATTTTTATCAAATGAAGTTTTATTTTTTCTATATTGCCAATGGTGAGAATTATTTTTCCAATGATGTTCCCAGGCTTTATCAAAATCTGGTTTATTTTCTTCTTTTTCTTCGGCATTTATTGGATAGAAATTTTTTCTATAAGGTACAAACTCTTCTTCAGAATATTTACTTTTATCGTGAATTAAAACTCGTCCTCATAGAGCATTTAAAATTTCACCACTGTATCTTTGAAATATTATAGGATTTTCTTTAATTTCTTCAAATGCTTTTATAACATTTTCTTGATGTTCTTTTATATAATTTTTATAATTTTTTTCTTGCTTTTTTATTTTTCTATTATTTTTAAATTTTTTTATATTATATTTTATTTTAGTAGTTATACTTAAAATAAAATAAATAATATTTAATATTTTATTTTGTGTTTTTTCAAAATTACAATCTTTAGTGTGCTTTCTAAATAAATGTAATTTATAAAATATATTATGAGCTATCCATTCATTAATTAGAGAGTTCATAGTTCTATCTGTTATATAACCTTCAGCTTTCTCTAGTGCTTCTGTTAAAATGGCTTCCATTTTTTTAATATTATGAATTTGATAGCTATCGATGATATTCAAGTCTGATGTTGAATAAAATATTTTCAGACCTCGAACTTTCATTTCTGCCATTTTAATACCTTCTTTCTTATTCATTATATAATTTACACTCGCCTTCAAAATGGTCTAATTCATGTTGAATAATATCGCTCATACGACCACCTTGTGCTATTTCTTGTTGTTCACCATTTTCATCTAAATATGAACACCATACTTTTTGAAATCTTTTTACTTTTTTATAAATACCAGGTACACTTAAACAACCTTCTAAATATTCTTGTTCTCCGCGGCTGCGCGTAATAACTGGGTTTATAAGCAATATCTCATCACTGCCCCATGAACAAATACATATTCTTTTGTTAATTCCTAATTGAATTGCAGAAAGTCCTTTTGCATCTGGAATTGCGTGTAATGTATCTTTTAAATCTTGAATAAGGTCTTTTATTTCATCTATATTTTCTACTGTTTCACTCTTTTGAGAAAGTATCTCTTTATCTTCTTCATTTCTATAGTTTAATACTCTTTTTATCATTTACACTCTTCCTTTCATTCTTATATAAATATTATATCATTATTTTTAAAAAAAGTCAAAATTATAAAGAGATTCGATCTGTTAAATAACTTCTTTTAATTAATTTTTTACCTTTTTTATTTGTGTCGTTTAAATGTTCAGCTTCAAAATATAATAGCAATTCTCTTATTCTTTTTAAATTATCTATATCAATTTTCATATTTTCATTTTCTTGTATCATATATTTTGTTATTCGTAAAAATAATTCTCTATCATATAATTCAATAGTATGTAGATATTCATGGGACGTTTCTTGTTTAAGAATTGCACCATTTCATAATAAATATCCTTCTCCAAGACCTTCTCTTTTACAATCTCTATGAGGAACTATTAAATGATGAAAACTTAATTCATTAATATTTCTAAAAGTATATCCCATAAAATCATAACCTAATTTTTTAATATTATATAATTTAATCATTTCTTTTGTAATTTCACGCATTTTATTACACCTTCCTATTGTTATAACAAAAAAAGAGGTTTAAACTAATTATATAGTTTAACCTCCTTACTTTGTAAAGTTTGTTTCATATCTATAATTCTTTGATTGCGGCTGCCGCGCCATTTTAATGTTATATCGCGTTCTTGAAGTTTAAAAGGACCTTCAATTAAATAATCTATAGCCGTTAATATTTCCCCGACTCCAATTAAATTAGTATCTTCTCTTAATTGAGATAAAGTGTATCCTGTCCATAAGCAGATTTTAATATTTGGAAATTTATTTTTTACTACTTTTAATAGTAATTTTATGAAATCTCTTTTATCATAGGTATCTAAAGGTTCTCCACCTAAAATACTTAAATTTCTTTGTATTCCATTTGCGGAAATTAATTCAATAATATGATTTATTAAATCATTTCAATCTCAAATATTTCCGCCGTTAGGGTCTCAAGTTTCTGGATTATGGCATCCTTGACAATGAAAAGGTTACGGACAGCCTTGTAAAAAAAGGCTGACACATACCCCCTCTCCATTTATTACATCATTACCATTTATTCCTGCAACTCTAATCATTTGCATACCTCCATCTATATCCATGATGAGTTTGTAATTTTCCTTTACAACACTTAGCAATAGTAGAGGCATCAAAATTTAATTCTCTTGCGGCTTGAGCTGCACTATCTCATTTCTTTATAAAGGTATTATTCAAATCTAATTGATAGATAGGAATGCTTCCACCTTGCCTATTTTTATATTTTGTAACCTGTTTATTACTACTTTTTATTTTAAATTGAAAGCCTTTAGCTGATAATCTATTTCCAAATAAAATACCATAAAGAGTGTTTCTTGAAACACCAATGTCATTAGCTGCAATTGTTATATTAGGATATTCTTTGATATATTTCCCATCTAAATCATACATTTCAATAGGAGTTCCTAGATGTTGATGATTTTTTTGTCCTCCTATTGTTGCGTTATATCCATTAATATAGCTTTGCTTTTTTTCTATTCAATAAATTTCTTTTTCATCTAATTCATTTGAATTACATAATTCAAGAATGTCAATTTGAAAGTTATCTATTCCATATTTAGCCATAGCTAAGTGAATTGGCATATTATGGTCTTTATTTTCTAAATGACGAGCAGAAAAGCAGTGCTCTCTAAAACGTTTTTTAATATCTATACTTTGTCCAACATATTGTTTATTATTTATTTTATTTGTAATACAATAAATTCCGCACTCCATAACTTAATCTTCTCTTTTCCAAAAATCACTATTTAATTGTTTTGTGTGTTTATACCTTTGCTCTGTTTCTTGGATTTTTCCTTTATTAAAAGCTGTTTTATAATCGCCAGTTAAATAGCCTGTTACTCTGCGTAATTGTTGGATATTTTTACTATGACACATTGGGCATTCATTATTAAATTCATCTGTATATCCACATTCAAGACAGGTATCGTTTGGAATGTTCAAAGCAAAATATGGAATATCTTTATCCATAGCATAATTAACTATTTCTTCAAGAGCATCTAAATTATTTTTAACTCCGCCCTCTAGTTCTACATAAGTAATACATCCAGCATTACTATAACCAGTTAACTGACTCTCTATATCTATTTTATCAAATGGACTCATTTCTTTCCACACAGGAACATGAATACTATTTGTAAAATAATCTCTATCGCTTACATTAGGAATAATTCCATAAGCTTTTTTAAATTTTTTCATTGAAGTATAACACATATTTTCGGCTGGAGTATAATAAACCCCGATATTTAATTTATATTGTTTTTTAAATTCCGCACATCTATCTTTAAATAGTTGTTCAATTCTTTTAGCTAATTTCATACCTTCTTCTGTTGTATGGTCTTTACCAATTAAGATTTGTAATGTTTCAGCTAGACCGATTTGACCAAGAGCAAGTGTTCCATGTCTCATAGCACTTTCTATTGTCTTTCCATCATAACCTAACATACAACCATTTTCATACATAAATTTTGCGGAAGCAGGATCTTGGCTAATAATATAATTATATCTTTCAATTAACATATCTTTTGCTTGATGAATTTTAGCATCTAAGATATTCATAAAAGTTTCAATAACACCATTATAAACTTCTTCATTAGATGTTTTTGGCATATCATTATGTCTAAATTCTTCTAAGGCTTTCATAGCTAGAGTAGGCATTACAATAGTAACTGGACAAATATTTCCGCGGCCATCTTTAGTTTGAGGATTTACTCCAGGCTCTGCATTGATATCTGCACCATTATATGTTCTACATCCCATTGTTGAGACATATGTCTTAGGGTCATTAATATCGTAACCTTTATTAACAGACCAATCTACATTAACATAGTTAGGATACAATCTTTGAGCTGTTGATTTAAGTGCTAATTTAAATAAATCGTAGTTAGGATCTCCTGGTTTGCGGTTAATACCTTTCATACATTGAAATATTCCACATGGGAATATTGGAGTTTTTCTAACCTTACCGACTCCTTCAATAGAACCTTCTAATAAGGCTTTTATAACCATTCTTCCTTCTGGTAAAGTACAAGTACCATAGTTTATACTTGTGAATGGTAATTGATTGCCAGAACGGCTTTGAAGCGTATTTAAATTGTGATACATACCTTGAACGGCTTGCATTAATTCTTTTTCTGTTTTATTAAGTGCATATTTATAAACTTTTGGGAATTGTTTATAAAAGTCTGCGTCAATAGGTAATTCATCTGATTCTTGTCTTAAATCACTTTCTTCGATATATTCCATACCTTCATTAAAATGTTTTCTAAATGAAATTCTTACATATGGTACCATAGTCCAGTCTAAATGACTTGCACTAACTCCGCCAAATTGTTGTAAACTTTGTAATTGAAATAATACTGCTACTAATTGAAATGCAGTATTAATTGAACGAGCTGGTCTTACATCTGTTTGTCTTGTATTAAAGCCTTCTGCTAATAATTTATCAAAAGGTATAGTTAGACAGTTATGCATACCAACAGCATATGCATCTAAATCATGAATGTATATTTCATTATTTAAATGATTTTGTTTAGCCATATCACTAACTAAATAATTTAAAGCATAATCTTTCATAAGTTCAGATCTAGCCTCTCCCATACGTCCGCCAAAAGAATGTTCATCCATATTTGCATTTTGATTTTGAACATTGGAAGCTTCAAGTTTTTCTTTGATATTTTGCATTAGTTTACTATTAGCATTTCTGATTTTTGTTCTTTCTTCTCTATAGAGGATATAATTTTTAGCAACATCTTTTCTTTTAGTTGACATTAAACCTTTTTCAACTAAATCTTGAATTTCTTCAATTCCAGGTGTTTCATCTACATCTAAATAATATCCTTCAATATAATCTGCAATATTTTCTGCTTTTGCTTTAGCATATTCAGTAATTTCGCTATCTACGCTTTTAAAAGCGGCAAGGATAGCTTTTTCAATTTTAGATGGGTCAAAATTTACAATACGACCATCTCTTTTTTGAACTTTCATAATTTTCCTCCTTAATTAGTTATATATTTCTAAGGATTTAACCTTATATATTATATGAAAATTAAAAGTATTAAATTTAACAAAATGGACACGCGGAAGCGCGTATGTACCTGGGTCAACCGGGTTTCCGCTTGTCTCCTTATTCGTCTGTTGTTAATTTATTTAAAATAAAATCTTCATTAATTAATTCTTTTTCTAAATAGTTTATTCTAATTAATTTAATATTATTATCTTGACAATATTTAGTTTTTATATCATCTCTAAATTTAGTGTTATTAAGAGCATATTCACCACCAAAATAATCTATTGGTTTACTATGTTGTTCTCCATCATACTCAATACAATAATTATATCTAGGTATATAAAAATCAAATTTTAATTTAAAATTAGTATTTGGGTTTCTACAATTTTCAAATGTTTTTTGTCTTATATATTCTATTTTTAATTTATCTAAAATATTAGCAATATAATCTTCCATTAGTGATATATTATTACATAATCCACAACTTTTAGTATTTCCAGAAACCAAACTTCTTGAATTCACATAACATTCATTTCCACAGTTACATTTACATTTTCAAATAAAATATCCAGCATTATCTTTATTTTTAGTATTCTCTAATGCAATTAAATTACCAAATCGTTGATTTATTAAATTATTAGCTTTTAAATCTGCTCGATAACATCCACAAGATAACGTACCACCATTTAATAAAGTTGTTACTCTAATGTCTTTTTCATTTCCACAATCACATTTACAATGTCAAAAAACAATTCCACTTGAAGTCCTCTTATCTGTTGGATATAAAGCTACTAATCTACCAAATCTTTGATTTGTAATATCTTTACTATTACCTTTTCTACATCCACAAGTTTTTTTATCTCCACTTGTAACTGCATTAATCCTTGCTTCAAAATGATTTTTACAAAATGGACATTCAAATTCAGCCATTCATTGTCCCGCATTATTTTTCTTTGTCCTTTTAATCATTAAAATTTTATTTGGACCAATAAAATCTCCTTCGTTATATTTAAACATATTAATCACCTTCTATAAATATATAAATAATGATTATATGTCTTTTATTAGGATTGCCCTAGACATTCTCATCTATCCCTTGTCGAGAATGCCTAAGTTTAATATCTCCATTATCAAAAACTTGTTCAATTAAATATAATTGATGAAAACCATTATTTTTATATGTTTTTCCTACAAAAGTATCATCTCTGCGGAAACCCGCAACCAATAATTTAACGCCTCTTGTGAACCAACCTTTTTCAACTACGTGCTTAACACCATCTTCACCAAGTTCACTAATTTGTCTATTAAACATTGCATAATATTCTTTTGTAAACTTAACATTAACAACGCCTGTTGGGGTTAATAATGTTATAGATGAACGATTATCATTTTTCCCAATTACAGTTCCAACAATTTTATATATTTTATAAATAGGAATATCCCTACCATTTCTTTTAAAGAAGTAATCAATAACAGGATTAGATGCTAATTCATTAAAATCTACAATACCATATTTATCATTATTGACATTTATTAATTCATGCTCATGATAATAGAAACATAATGCTTCCATTTCATATGAACTTATATTTCCTGTCGCATATTTATCCCAGCACTCTTTAAATAACATATTATTAAATCTATTAAGAATTTCCGCCTGATTATCTTTAACCCAATCTCTAGCTTTATCCATAACATTTTGATAAATTTTTTCCCAATTAGTTTGTAAAATACAAGTTAATCCATTAATTACTTCTAACTGGTCTAAATCAAAATGCTTATTATAAAATTCTTCACAAACATTATCAAACACATAATATTTACCAACTTTTTTATTTGCTTTTAAATATTTTGTAAATAAATAAGTTTGCTTTTGTAAATCTAATTCTGCGGGTATCAAATCATGTTGAATTAATCCATTAAAATTTTGTAAAGTTATTCTTTTCTTTGCTTCACATACCTTAGATATATAATATATCATTGTTACGTTACGTGCGGTAGTGTGAAGTTCTTCAGCCCAAGTTTTTTCTAATTTATCAAAAGCTCCAGCTTTTATTAAACTAAACATTGCACTTTTATTTAATGGACATTTTGACATAAAATCAGCTATTCCCGCATATGGTCTATGACTTATTATTTGTTCTATTGTTGGACCATTTATATTACTTAGTGCCTTCATACCAAATAATATTTCATTATTTTCAACATCTGGCTTAAAACTATAACTTGACTTATTAATATCAACTAAACTAACTTGAATACCTCTTGATGTTATATCTCCAATAGCTTTTGCAATTTTACCATAATCAGTTGCTTTTTCTTTCTTTTCTACAACATATCCATCATCATCTTCTTCAAAGTCACTTTCTTCTTCAAGTCCACCGCTATTAACAATTAAACATGCTGTGTTCCAATATATTGGATTCCAATTAGTTGCTATAAACATAGTTTGAAAACCTATAAATGAATATGCAAGAGCATGAATAACACTAAATGAATAACCCATTTGAGGTCCAATTCCACATGCCCATACATAATGTCCTAAACAAGATGACTTTGCTTGTGTTAAAACTTTATCTTTTAATTCAGGAATTTTGCTCATTTGTTTTTTACCAACTATCTTACGTGCGGCATTAGCTTCTGCTAAAGTAAATCCACATATGTTTTCATCCATTAACATTCTCATTAACTGCTCTTGACTAGGTGGTACTCCATATGAACTTTCAAAATATGGTTCTAATGTTTTTTGTTCTGCTTGAGTTAATCCGTATTCTCTCATTTCTTTATACCATAATGATATATCATTTTTAAACTTAATATATTTTTCCATTGGAGATTCTTGTCCTTTTTCCGCAGTCATAAGTCTCATTAAACCATTTGCATCTGCCATTTCTAGCATTGATTTAGGTTTAATTTTCTTTGCTGCTTGAGAACCTACTTCACTATCAAATTGGAAGATATTTAATACATTATTTTCTTGAAGTGCTTTCCATATCTCTTGATTATCAATAGGCAATACATTTGGGTGAAAATATTTATCATAAACTTCTCTTAATGTCAAAGAACTATCTATTTCATTATACTCTTGTAATAATCTAATTGCTTCACATAATTTATCTTGAACTTCTGTTACTAAAAAGTCATATTTAGTCATACCGCAAGCTTCGCACATATGTAAATCATAAGCTGTTATAACTTCACCTTTTGGAGTTCTCATAAATGTTCCAAATTCATATGGGTCTTCATCAAATAATATTACTCCTGATGCATGACTACTACGCTTATTAACTAAACCTTCAATACCTTCCATTATTTCTAACAATCCTGGATATGTATTTACTTCATTAATAAACATTTTAATTGGCTTTCTACCTTTATCTTCATTACCATTTATAACATCATCTAATGACCATAAAAAACCACGTTCACTTGGAATTAATGAACTTAAATATTGTGCTGTATCAACATCAATACCGTCAGGATACTCTGCACTACGATAACCGCGGCAAGCTGTTAAAATTGTTGAACGAGTTCCTTCAGTTCCGAAAGTTGCTATTAAAGTACAACCTAAATTCTTTTTACTTAATTCATCTATGTCTTTATTAAAGTTTTGACCTCTTTCTTTTTTAATTTCATTTAAAATTCTTGGTCTTTTACTTGGACATAAATCTAAATCTATGTCTCCTAATTCAACACGTTCTTTATTTAAGTATCTCCAGAATGGTAAATTCCATTTAATTGGATCAAGTTGAGTTATTCCTAAAAGATAATGATTTAATCCTGAACAACTTGAACCACGACCTGCGCCTACCATACTTCCGCATTCCCAGAATAAATTAACATAATGTTCCAAGGTTACAGGATAACTAAACATATTAGTTCCTAATTTTTCACTTATTGTTTTCTTTATATCTGCTTCTTCTTCAAGTCTATCTAAATAAGTTTCATTATATAAATCTAATTTTTGTAATCTTTTTAAACATTTATTTACCCAATATCTTTCAACTTTATCATCTGAGTTAAGCATTTCCGCTAATATTGGATAACCTAATTGATGCCAATCATTTATTTTTGGATAATCTTCTACTTCTACTTTTGGAATAGTTTGATTGTGTGCTAAACTAAATTTTTCTATCTTATTATAAATATTATAACTATTTACAAACATTTCATTTATAAATTCATCACTAAACTCTGATGCATATAAATTTTCTTTTATTTCTTCATTATCTTGAAGATATGCAAATTCATAAAACTCATCTACTTCACGTTCACCAAATTTACTATTAAGATATGCCTTATGAACATATCTATCTTCTTTTTTAAGATAGTGTGCATCTGAACCTATAACCATTTTTAAATCAAATGCTTTTGCAATAGCAGGAAATCTTTTATTTACTAACACTTGATCGCGGCTAGTTCCTGGCGCACATTCTATATAAAAATTATCTTCTCCAAAGACTTCTTTACACCATAACAAAAAATTTACTATATTATTATGTGCGATTGCCGCACCCTTTGTATCTCCTGTCTTTTCTGCGTTAATTAATGCTAAAGTGTTAACACTTAATTC